GGGTTGCGCCTGTGGATAACCTGTGGATAACCTGTGCATAACTTTATCCACAACCCCTAGGCAGCCTAAAGTTATCCACAGACTTATCCACAGGTCGCGGTAAAGTTATCCACAGGATATCCACAGGTGTGGATAACTTGTGTAAAACCTGTGGATAACTTGGGGGCGGGGGGAGGGACGCCACGTTAATTATAATAGGGTTGCTACCTAGGCACAAAATAGGTGAAAATTAAGAAAATTACGGTAAAAATAAACATATGTAACCTATTGATTTTACTAAAGTTTACAATATCCCAGGAATTAGACTAAAAATAGCTTGACTTTTGTGTAAACTTGTGTTATACTATTGTTGTAATTAGGGATAACTTTAAATGCCAGACGAAATTAAAAAAAGAGGTCGTGGCAGGCCCCGAAAGACTGAAGTTTCTGCCGTAAAATCAGGCAACAGAGGTGCCGTAGGTCGTCCAAAAGGCGATGCATCGATCATAAACGAGTACAAGGCTCGTATGTTGGCTAGTCCTAAGTCACGCAAGGTGCTTGAGACTATTTTTGATGCCGCTTTGGACAACGAACATAAGAATCAGGCGGCGGCTTGGAAGCTTGTGATGGACAGAATACTACCTGTAGGGGCTTTTGAGAAAGACGTAGTCCAAGGTGCGGGTAGAAACGCCATACAAATTAATATTACAGGCGTAGGGGAAGTTGATGTAAGCCCTGCGTCTACAATAGAAGGTGAAATAGTAGATGACGCTTAAATATTTCACTGTTGACGAGTTCGATTGCTCACACACCGGAGAAAATCGGATGTGTATGGAGTTTCTAGAGAAGCTAGACGCTCTACGAGAAGAATGTGGCTTTCCTTTTGTTGTAACCTCTGGCTATCGTTCGCCTACGCACCCCGAAGAAGAAAAAAAACAACGACCGGGGACACATAGTCAGGGCATTGCCGCCGACATAAAAATAACAAACGGCGGTTCTTTATACACCATTGTAAACTTAGCCCTTAAGCACGGATTTACGGGCATAGGGGTAGCTAAAACTTTCGTACACCTTGACACCCGTGGCACAACCCCTGTAATCTGGACGTACTAATGTATCATACTAAACATACAACACTAACAGATAATGTAGAGGTTGACCTATTTAGCGTTCCTACAGGTTACTACTGTTATATTACCTATGTCTTTGCCGCTAACCACAGTGGCGGTGCCGCAAACACCGTAGACATTAAGTGGACTGACGATCCAGACCCCGGTCCGTACAACGACCTTATGTATATCTTTGACGGAGCTACAGTAAACAACGGAGACAATATAACTTTAGGTGGACAGTCAGAAGCTCCTTTGTTTGTGTTGCACTCTGGAGAAGTAGTTAGAGTAAAAGCAAGCCAAGCAACCGGAAACATGGAAGTGGCAGTAACCTTTAGGTTGCTAGAGAATCCAAACAGCTTTGTAAATTTTAATGGATCTTAATATTGAGCTACTGCCTTGGCAACAAGAAGTCTGGGCAGACGAAACAAGATTTAAAATTGTAGCGGCAGGTAGACGGACAGGTAAGTCTCGACTAGCCGCTTGGCTTTTGATTGTAAACGCACTACAAGCAAACAAAGGCCATGTTTTTTACGTTGCGCCCACACAGGGACAGGCCCGTGACATTATGTGGCAGACCTTGTTGGAGCTAGGACACCCAGTGATCCAAGGTTCGCATATTAACAACCTTCAGATCAAGCTAGTCAACGGGGCCACGATTAGTCTTAAGGGAGCCGACAGACCCGAGACGATGCGTGGTGTGTCCTTGAAGTTTCTAGTAATGGACGAATACGCCGACATGAAGCCAGAGGTATTCGAGCAGATCTTGAGACCTGCTTTGGCTGACCAAAAGGGCGGTGCATTGTTCATTGGAACACCAATGGGAAGGAACCATTTTTATGAACTATACAAGTACGCTGAACTGGAAGACGATCCTACGTATCGTAGTTGGCATTTTACTTCGTATGATAATCCGTTGCTGGACCCCAGTGAAATCGATATTGCAAAAAAGTCTATGTCTTCTTACGCGTTTCGCCAAGAGTTTATGGCTAGTTTTGAAGCGCGTGGGTCAGAAATGTTTAAGGAAGATTGGGTTAAGTTTAGTGAAGATAAGCCGGAGATAGGAGACTACTACATTGCTGTTGACTTGGCAGGATTTGAGGAAGTCAATAAAAAGAAAACCAAAAACAGTAAGCTCGACGAAACAGCAATCGCAGTCGTTAAAGTCAATCCTGATGGTTGGTATGTTGATAATATTATTTATGGTCGATGGGACCTTAACGAGACTGCCGCCAAAATTTTTCAGGCCGTTAGAGACTACCGCCCCATTAGTGTGGGTATCGAGAGAGGTATTGCTAAACAAGCCGTAATGTCGCCTCTGTTTGATCTACAGAAGCGTTACGGTACTTTCTTCCAAATAGAAGAACTAACGCACGGTAACAAAAAGAAAACAGACCGTGTTATGTGGGCGTTACAAGGAAGGTTTGAAAACGGCTTCATAACACTTAACAAAGGTGAATGGAACTCTAGGTTTCTCGACCAGTTGTTTCAATTTCCAGACGTACTGACGCACGACGACTTAGTCGATGCGCTAGCATACATAGACCAGTTGGCTAACGTGGCGTACAGCTACGAATTTGAAATTGATGACCACGAAATACTAGACATAGTGGCAGGATACTAATATGGAAGAAATGTTTGAGTTAGATCCTTTGATGGCTGAAGAAACCCTAGAAGAATGGGTTACTACTAAATGTCAAGATTGGAGGGACTATTACGAAGCGAATTATGAAGAAAAGTTTGATGAATACTATAGATTATGGCGTGGTATCTGGGATCCTAGTGACAGCCAGCGTAGCTCTGAGCGTTCCCGTATTATTTCTCCTGCACTTCAGCAAGCAGTTGAGTCTAATGTAGCGGAGCTAGAAGAAGCAACATTTGGTCGTGGCAAGTGGTTTGACATTTCAGACAACATGGGCGACACAGAAAAGCAAGACGTACAGTTTTTACGGAACAAGCTGACAGAAGACTTTGAGCATTGTAAAGTGCGACAAGCTGTTGCAGAATGCCTAATTAACGCCGCAGTGTATGGTGTAGGTATTGGTGAAGTTGTTTTAGAAGAAATAAAAGAAATGGCCCCAGCGACACAACCGCTGATGGACGGCCAGTTGACCGCTGTAGGCGTTAACATTACAGACAGGACTGTAGTAAAGTTGCGTCCTGTTCTTCCCCAAAACTTCCTTATTGAGCCTGTGGCTACTTCTGTTGAAGACGCTGTAGGTGTGGCTATTGACGAGTTTGTTTCTAAGTACCAAATAGAAGAGCTACAAGAAAAAGGCGTGTACAGAAAAGTAGACGTAGGCACGGCGGCTCCTGATTCTTCTTTAGAACCTACAGACGACGATCTACTGGTTTATGCAGACGAAAAAGTAAGACTTACTAAGTACTACGGCAAAGTCCCACGTCATATGTTGGAAAAAGAAAGCGATGACGTAATGGAAGAAGACTCTTATTACGTTGAAGCTGTTGTTGTCCTAGGTAACGGCGAGTTGCTAAAAGCAGAACCAAACCCCTACATGATGCAGGATCGTCCTATCGTAGCGTTTCCTTGGGACGTAGTACCGGGACGCTTCTGGGGTCGTGGTGTATGCGAAAAAGGATACAACTCCCAGAAGGCCCTAGATACCGAGCTAAGAGCACGTATTGATGCACTTAACCTAACTATCCACCCCATGCTTGCTTTGGACGCTACAAGGCTCCCACGAGGCGCTAAGCCCGAAGTACGCCCCGGTAAGATGATCTTAACCAACGGAGATCCTCGTGAAGTACTACACCCGTTTAACTTCGGTAACGTCAACCAAATCACGTTTGCCCAAGCAGGGGCGCTACAACAGATGGTACAACAGGCTACCGGAGCCGTGGACTCCGCAGGAATTGCAGGTCAGGTTAATGGCGAGGCTACTGCCGCCGGTATTTCTATGTCTCTTGGGGCTATTATTAAACGTCATAAGCGAACTCTGATTAACTTCCAGCAGTCATTCCTTATTCCGTTTGTTAAAAAAGCGGCCCATCGTTATATGCAGTTTGACCCCGAAAGTTACCCTGTAGCTGACTATAAGTTTAACGCAACGAGCACATTAGGAATTATTGCAAGAGAATACGAAGTTACACAGCTTGTACAGTTACTACAGACTATGGACAAGCAGTCTCCAGTATATAACACGCTAATTCAAAGCATTGTAGAAAACATGAATCTGTCTAACAGGGAAGATTTGATTAAAGCAATGCAGAAAGCGCTGGAGCCTAATCCGCAAGCACAACAAATGGCGATGCAACAACAACAAGCACAACTTGAGTTTCAGCAGTCACAAACAGCGGCTATCAGAGCGCAAGCTCAAGAATTTAGCGCTCGGGCTACTAAGCTGTCAGCAGAAGCCGCAGTGGTTCCACAAGAGCTTGAGATTGACAAGATCAACGCTATTACAAAGAATCTCAAAGAAGGCGACGCTGATGACAGAGAGTTTGATCGCCGAATGCGGATTGCCGAAGCTATGCTAAAAGAGCGAGAGGTAGTTACACGCGAGCGACAGCAAGCAAACACAGAAAAGGCATCAGAACAGACTAATCAAGCTGAACAATTGTTAATGTCTAGACTTGCTCAATGAATGTAGACTTAAAATTAACAGCGCTGTATGATAAACTACTGGCTGAAATACGCGCAGTAGAAACTATACAGGGCGAAAAAGGTGACCAAGGCGAGCAGGGCGTACAAGGCCCTAAAGGCGAAAAAGGTGACCGTGGTGAACAAGGAAGCACTGGTCCGAAAGGAAAAGACGGACGAGACGGTGTAGACGGAAAAGATGGTCAAGACGGACAGGACGGCGTATCTGTAGTAGACGCTGAAATCGACGTTGACAACCATCTTGTACTAAAACTTAGCGACGGCTCTGACGTAGACGCAGGAAGCTTAGAAAGCCTAACTGCGGTAGGACAGCAGGTTTATGCCTCTGTTTCTGCTGGCGGAATAACCAACGCTGACGAAACTTATACGTGGATAGACTACGCCTCTGGGTTTACGTCTACGCCCACGTTTGTTGAGACTATTGCTAGTGGGGACGTGTACTCCTACGTGTACGGAAGTACGACACTCTACCGTCTTGTCGGTACTAGTGAAGACTCGTTTTACAGATCTTTTTCAAGTCCTACCCTTAGCGGCCTTGTAATCTCTAGGGGTTTAACAATTTAAGGAGGCCACATGGCTTTTGTTGCAACAGATTGGAGTATTACTCGTTCTACGGGAAATATTCGATACGTAGGTGACCTTCATGGCGGAGCTTCTCCAAGCTACGCTACGGTTATTGAACTACACAGAGCATTGCAAGACTTTGCAGATAATGCAACGTCTTCAGGCGACGACCAGCTAGACATTACTGATGCTAACCCGTCACAGCGTTCTACCGATAACATTATTACACTAATCAATGGATACAACATTGACGACGCTTCCGCAGAATATTTGTACGACGGTTCTATTGTTCAGGCAGGTGGTGACGAAATTTATGACGGTGTTGTAAACTTCGGTAACACCGCAACTATCCAAGTTGTTCAAAACGGCGCAGTATTAACTAATGACTATTGGAACCAAACGGCACATAAAGCCGCTACTGGGGATGCCGCCGCTGGTATTTCACATCGTTTCCTAGTTAAAGTACGTAATGGTGGATCAGACATTGACGGTCGTCGTTTGATTGGTCTTAGCCGGACTTACGGAAACACCTACTCGGAGTTTTCTATTAACGGCTCAACCCGAGGTAACAACGTACTAGCATTGTCGGAAGGTACTGACCTCAACAACGGAACAGCGTCAGGTACTGTAGCAGGTTATACGTCAATTGTCTTTACCGAAGGTTACCAGCAAATTGATATTACTGGTGACGGTGTTGACGAAGATTACTACGTTCAATGGGACAAAGGTACTCAAACAATTAACGACACTTACGAGCGTGTTAAGTACTTGACTCGTGATGGAACCAGTGACACACTATTTGGTTTGAACGGTCTGTTGTTCCGTGGTATTACACACGAGATTGACTTAAGCGGTACTAGTTCTGGTACGTTTGACGCCGCTGGTTTTGAACCTGTAAGTTGGACAGGCGGTACAGGTCAAATGCTTGCCGTAGACAACGCTACAGCAGGATCAGCGACTAAGATGTGGATTCAGTTGTTGACAGGAACTGCTCCTTCTAGC